GCCGAGAGCGGCGGCCTGCGCTACCGGGTACGCCGCGTGTCCGAGCTTGGCGGAGAGCGCCGCTTCACCGTGCTGGAAGTCGAGGAACTGGGGGCCGTCTGATGTTCGACGTTTTCATCAACACCGCTGGCCACAGCCTGGTGTATTTCGAGAAGGGCCGCGTGCGTGCCGCCATGCGCGCCGCCGGGCGCGACGTGCAGAAGGAAGCGCGCCGCCTTGTGGCGCGCCGCGCCATCTCGGCCGCAGGCGAGAACCCTGGCCGCCAGACCGGCGCCCTGATGCGCGCCATCAAGCCGCGTGTCTCCAAGTCCGGCTTCATGGTCAAGGTCATGCCTGACAAGACCGCCGACATGCGCGCCTATTACCCAGCCTTCCTCTACTACGGCGTCCCGGGCCGCCTGGCCAAGCGCAACAACTACATGGCCGAAGCGCTCGACAACCGCCGCTCATCCGTGCAGGCGCTGCTTGCTGCCGCCATGGATGGCGCGCTGCAGCCGAAGGCCGGCGCGTGAACCTGACCACTGTCATCGCGGCGGTCAAGACGCGCTGCGCCTCGTTCGGCAGCCGGGTCGCAGGTGCCGCCGAGTTCAAGGTGCTGCCAGAAGCCGCCAACCTCACAGTTCCGGCCGCCTACGTGCTGCCGCTCGACGACAACCCGGGCCCCAACCGCAGCGGCACCGGCTACCGGCAGACCGTACGCGAAGGCTTCGCGGTGGTGGTCGTGCTCTCCAACACCACCGACGAGCGCGGACAGGCCGCCGTCAGCAGCGTGCATAGCCTGCGCGCCGAGCTATGGGCCGCGCTGCTCGGATGGCAGCACGAGGCAGACGCCGGGCCATGCGAGTACGAAGGCGGCAGCCTGCTGCACCTCGATCGCGCGCGACTCTATTACCAGTTCGAGTTCGCCGCCGACATCGAGGTCGACACCGCGCAGACATGGCAGGGCGCGTCGCTCTCCGCAGCGCCGTCCTTCACCGAGATCCAGATCGAGGTCGACGCGATCGACCCGTTCGACCCCAACACCGGCGCCACCGGACCGGACGGCAAGACCGAAGCCGGCGCAGTCATCGCCGTCCCGCAAACCTGATAGGAGCGAACCATGCACCTCAAACCCGTATCCGGTCGGCAAGTGCCCGACCCGGACCGCGGCGGCTTCCTGCCGCCCGAAGGCCGTACCTGCGAGCCTCACCAGTATTGGCTGCGCCGCCTGCAGGACGGCGATGTGGTCGAAGTCAAGCCCGAACCGAAATTGACACCCAAGCCCAAGAAAGGGGATGAACAATGACCATCAGCTTCAACCAGATCCCGTCCAGCGTCCGCGTCCCGCTTTTCTACGCCGAGATGGACAACTCGCAGGCCGGCTACTTCAGCCAGTCGCTGCGCACCCTCATCATCGGCCAGAAACTCGCCGCCGGCACCGCCACCAAGGACACGCCCTATCTGGTGAGCCGCGTCGACGAGGCCAAGACCCTGTTCGGAGTCGGATCCATGCTGGCGCGCATGCATGAAATCTACCGCGCCAACGACAGCTTCGGCGAGGTCTGGTGCATCGCGCTGGAAGATACTGCCGCCGGCGTCGCCGCCACCGGCACCATCGCCGTCGCCGGCACCGCCTCCGCAGCCGGCACGCTCAACCTGTACATCGCCGGCCAGCGCGTGCAGGTTCCTGTCGCTGCGGGCGACACAAATACCGCCATCGCCACCGCCATCGCAGCCGCGATCACCGCCGCCACCGACCTGCCGGTGTCCGCCAGCGCCGCGACCGGCACCGTAACCCTCACCGCCAAGCACAAGGGCAGCCTCGGCAACGACATCAAGCTGCAGCTCAACTACCGCGGCAACGCCGGCGGCGAGTCGACCCCGGCCGGCGTCACCCTCACCATCACCCCGATGGCGAGCGGCGCCACCGACCCGACGCTCACCGCAGCCATCACCGCGATGGGCGACGAGGAATACGACTTCATCGTTCACCCCTACACCGACAGCACCAGCCTCAACGCGCTGCAGACCGAACTGAACGACGTCACCGGCCGCTGGGCATGGTCGCGCCAGGTGTACGGCCACGCCTACGCCGCCAAGCGCGGCACGCTGTCCGACCTCACCACCCTGGGAGCTGCGCGCAACGACCCGCACCACAGCATCGCCGGCTTCGAGGCCAACGTGCCGAACCCGTGCTGGGAATTCGCCGCCGCCTATGGTGCGCGCAACGCCAAGTTCATCGCCCTCGACCCAGCCCGCCCGACCCAGACCGGCGAGCTGCTCGGCATCCTGCCCGCGCCAGCCGGCCAGCGCTTCCTGCTGTCCGAGCGGCAGACCCTGCTGACCACCGGCATCGCCACCAGCTACGTCGGCGGCGGCCTGGTGCGCGTCGAGCGCGCCATCACCACCTACCAGAAAAACGCCTTCAACCAGGCAGACCCGAGCTACCTCGATTCCGAGACCATGCACACCTCGGCCTACGTGATCCGCAAGCTGCGCTACGTGGTCACGCAGAAATACGCCCGCCACAAGCTGGCCAACGACGGCACCCGCTTCGGTGCCGGACAGGCGATCGTCACCCCCAACGTCATCCGCGGCGAGATGCTGGGCGCCTACGCCGAGATGGAAGAGCTGGGCATCGTCGAGAACGCCAAGGCCTTCGCCGAGAACCTGATCGTCGAGCGTGACACCACCAACCCCAACCGCATGAACGTGCTGTACCCGGCTGACTACGTCAACCAGCTGCGCGTGTTCGCGCTGCTGCAGCAGTTCCGCCTGCAGTACGCCGCCTAAATAGGAGACCACCATCATGGCAAAACGAGTTGCAGGGACCTGCTACATCAAAATCGACGGCGAACAGCTCGAGGTCGAAGGCGGCGTCGAGTGCCCGCTCACCGACCTGTCGCGCGAGGAGGTCATGGGACTGTCAGGCGTCGCCGGATACAAGGAGACCGCGCTGGCCCCCTACGTCAAGCTGTCGGCGATCTTCGTGCCCGAGTTCCCGATCTCCAAGCTGCGCGACACCACCGACATGACGGTGACCGCCGAGCTGGCCAACGGCAAGGTCTATACCCTGTCCGGCGCCTGGCTCAACGGCGAATCGGCGGTCAAGGGCGACGAGGGCAAGATCGACCTTGAGTTCAAGGGCACCAAGGGCGCATGGCAATGAGCGAACCCATCGAACACACGCTGGCCGCTCCGATCCAGGCGCACGGCGCCGAGGTTGACGTGCTCACCCTGCGCCGCCCCACCGGCAAGGACGTGCGCGAGCTGGGCTTCCCGTACAAGCTCGGCGGCGACGAATCGGTGGTGCTCTCCACCGAGGTCATCGCCAAGTACATCTCGCGCCTGGCAGCCATCCCGATGTCGTCGGTCGACCAGCTCGAGCCGTCCGACATGAACGACCTCGGCTGGGTCATCGCCGGTTTTTTTCTGAATTCGGGCCGCGCGACCAGGCCGACTTCGTAGCCGGCCTGTACGACCTCGCGCACTTCTGGCACGCCCGTCCGGTCGAGATATTCGATCTTGACCTCGACTGGCTCATCGAACACGAGCGGCACGCCCGCCGCATCCTGGACGCAATGAACGACGATGGCTAAGGAATTCGAGCTGAAAGCCCTGATCATGGGCGTCGACAAGCTGTCGCCCATGCTCGGCCGCATGTCTAAGAACGTGCGCGGGTGGCGGCGGCAGATGAAGCAGGCGAGCGAAGGTGCCGTTACGTCAGCCGCCGCGCTGGCCGCCGGTCTGGCTATCCCGGCCAAGGCGTTCGCCGACGCCGAGGATGCGGCCATCGGCCTCAAGGTCGCGATGATGGGCGCAGGCGGCAACGTCGGCCCCGAGTTCGACAAGATCAGCGCGCTCGCCGCCCAGCTCGGCAACAAGCTGCCGGGAGACACCGCCGGTTTCCAGAACATGATGACCATGCTGGTGCGCCAGGGCATTTCGGCCAAGGCCATCCTCGGCGGCATGGGCGAGGCCACCGCCTACCTGTCGGTGCAGCTGAAGAAGACGCCGGAAGACGCCGCCGAGTTCGCCGCCAAGCTGCAGGACGCCACCCGCACCGCCGAAGGCGACATGATGGGGCTGATGGACGTGATCCAGCGGGCGTTCTATCTCGGCGTCGACGACGGCAACATGCTGGCCGCGTTCGTCAAGCTCGGCCCGGCGATGGACATGGTCAAGCAGAAGGGGCTGTCCGGCGCGCAGGCGTTCGCGCCGCTGGTGGTGATGATGGACCAGGCCGGCATGGCCGGCGAGGCAAGCGGAAACGCCATCCGCAAGATGTTCCAGTCTGGCTTCGACACCAAGAAGCTCGGCAAGGCCAACGGCATGCTCGAAGACCTCGGCATGCGGCTCGACTTCATGGACAGCAAGGGCGAGTTCGCCGGCATGGACAACTTGTTCGCCCAGCTCGACAAGCTCAAGGGACTGTCGACCGGCCAGCGGGTCAACGTGCTGAAGACGCTGTTCGGCGACGACGCCGAGACCCTGGCGGTGGTGTCGACGCTGATCGACAAGGGCGCCGCCGGCTATGCCGAAGTGCAGGGCAAGATGCAGCGCCAGGCAGCGCTGCAGCAGCGCGTCAACACCCAGCTCGGCACCCTGAAGAACCTGTGGGATTCTGCGGTCGGCACCTTCACCAACGGCCTGGTCGCCATCGGCGAGACCTATGCCCCCGAGCTGAAGGAGCTGGCCAAGTTCATGGGCGAGATGTCCGAAAAGCTCGGCGCCTTCGCCAAGGAAAACCCGCTTGTCATCCGCGGGCTGATCGGCGTCGCCGCCGGCTTCGTCGCGTTCAAGCTGGC